GTTTAACAAATCATTCAGACTGTCGGAATATACCGAAGTAACTGGTGCAGATCTAACGGATGGAATACTAACTGTCAATTTAGAAGTGGTTCTACCAAAAGAAAAGCAGCCTCGTACAATTAACATAACGTAAATTAACGAGGAAATCAATGACAACTTTAACAGCAACTTATGCATATACATGCAAAGTATGCGACGCAGTAGCGTCTTTCTTTAAAAAAACACTTAAAAGAATTCAATTCGGCTTGCAAATGTCAGCTAATAAACGTGTTGCACACGAATTGTGTTCTTTAGGTTTTCATCAAAATAAAGAATTTAAACAAATTCTTCAAATGATGAATGATAAAGCCATAGAAGAATATTACGGTAAAAAGTAATGTGGCCTTATACTGACGAAGAAAACGACTACTTATCACATTAAAAAAGAGGCGGGGTTTACCCGCCTTTTTTATTATAAATAGTAATTTAAAGGAGGCATGGTATGAATATAGACCAATTAAGAAAAGAACTTGAAGTTGATGAAGGAGTAAAGTATGAAATATATAATGATCATCTCGGCTATCCTACTTTTGGGATTGGCCATCTGGTTATCGATATTGATCCAGAATATGGACAAGAGATTGGAACACCTGTCTCAGAAGATAGAGTTGCAGAGGCATTTAATAGAGATGTTGAAACAGTAATTGCCGATTGCGAAGTATTATATCCAGACTTTGATGAACTTCCAGAGGAATGCCAATTAATCATTGCAAATATGATGTTTAATATGGGTCGTCCAAGACTTAAACAGTTTAAAGGTATGAAGCGTGGCGTAGATTCTCGTGATTGGAATGCAGCTGCAGATGAAATGATTGACTCAAACTGGTATAGACAAGTTCCAAATAGAGCTGGTAGATTAGTTAAAAGAATGAGAGCACTAGCCTAATGACAGACGATTTAGATTTTGATTTTGGTTTTACTGCTGTAGATGAGAACGAACTTGAAGCTGTTCAAAAGGCAGCAACACAGGCGGAAACTCTTGGAGCATCTGCGCTTAACACTCAAGAGAAAATAGATAAATTGTACAATGCAATCATTCCATTATTAACAAATTTAAAAAAGAATCCAGAGAAAGAATATATTCTCTGGCCAAACCGATTAGAAAAAGTAGAACAATTCGAGGATCATATTCAAAAAATTTATCGAAATTAATCCTTTACTTTTCTAGAAAACTGTGGTATAATAACTATAATGAAAAATTTTAAAACATTTTTACTTGAAGCTGAAGGAAAAGGATTAACAATCTTCGATATTGACGAAACTATGTTCATCACTAAAGCTCAAGTAAAAGTTGTTAAAGATGGAAAAGTCGTTAAAAAACTGAATAACCAAGAATTTAATACATATAAGAAAAAACCTGGTGAAGAATATGACTTCGGCGAATTTAAAAACGCCGAAGTATTTAATAGGACGTCAACACCAATCGCGAGAATGATTAATAAAGTTAAAGCGATTTTAAAAAACGCAACAAGAAAAGGTTCAAAAGTTATCATTGTAACTGCAAGACCTAACTTTGACAATAAAAAATTATTTCTAGATACATTTAGAAAACAAGGAATTGACATAGATAAAATCTATGTTGAAAGAGCTGGAAATCTTGGTGCAGGTCCAGCTGCAAAAAATAAAGAAATTATCTTTAAAAAGTACTTAGATCAAAAAATATATAAACGTATAAGATTATTTGATGATGCTATGTCGAACTTAAAGATATTCTTATCATTACAAAAAGATTATCCAGATGTAAGTTTTGAAGCACTATTAGCAAAACCGAATGGCTCAGTATCAAGAGTAAGATGATAAACATAACAGAAAAAGCAAAAGACTATTTAACAGAAATGGTGTGGGCTCAAGATAAAAAGTATGCATTTCTTTCTGTTAATGGTGGTGGCTGTTCTGGATTTCAATATAAATGGGATATGTTAGATAATCCAGTAGATGGCCATTTAGTAGAAGATATCTTGTACATAGATAGAATCGCAGAAATGTTTGTCATTGGTTGTACAGTAGATTATGTAACTGAATTTGGCGGATCTTATCTTAAGGTCATTAATCCTAACGCAGTCGCTTCTTGTGGTTGCGGAGAATCATTTTCAATCTAATTAACATGTTAATAACAAAGTTGTGTACTTTTCTTCAAAAGTAGTGTATAATAATACTTAATAATTGAGGAGTAACATATGACTACATTAAAACAACACTACATTAATTTTCAATCACAACCAACAATTCCAAATAAAATTCTTTATTTACAACAAAACCAAAAAGAATTATCACAATATAATATTAACATTCCAAACTTAATATCACACTGGAATAAACAAAAAGAATCATAATGACATTTTACACAAACTTATATCGATACAAAAATAATATCTTCTATCGTGGTTATTCAAATAATGGCGATAGAGTTATTAAAAAAGAACATTATAAGCCAAGATTTTATGTTACATCAAATACTAAAACAAATTTTAAAAGCTTAGACGGACAATATGTTGGACCTGTAGAGTTTAATAGTATGTATGAAGCTGGCCAATGGTTCAAAGATAATATTGAAGTGTCAGGTAGAAGTATATACGGTAATAAAAGATTTATTACACAATACGCTATGGATAAATTTCCACAAGATATTCAATTTGATCGTAATATGATTAACGTTGGTACGTTTGATATTGAAACAGATTATGATGATGGCTTTCCATATCCAGACCAAGCAGCTCATACCATATTATCAATATCATATAAATCAAGTAAGTTTTCAACATATCATGTGTGGGGTTATGGCGATTTTAAAACTGAAGACTCTCTTATAAAAGATGTTAAGTATGTTCAATGTAACAATGAAGAAGAACTTCTTACTAAGTTTATAGAATTCTGGTCTCATCCAGATATTACACCTGATGTTATAACCGGTTGGAATACAAGATTTTTTGATATACCATACATTATTAATCGTGTTGGTAAAGTCTTAGGGATTGAATGGTTATCAAAGTTTTCTCCTTATGGATTACAAATCCCACCACCAAGAATGATACCGAGTCGTGGTAAAGAGAATATGGTTTATGAGATTCCTGGAATACAAACACTCGATTACATGGAATTATTTCAAAAATTTGGTTATACATATGGTCCTCAAGAATCATACGCATTAAATCATATTGCTTATGTTGTACTCGGTGAAAAGAAACTTTCATATGAAGAATCAGGCTCACTTAAAAATCTTTATAAAGATGATTATCAAAAATACATTGATTATAATATGAAAGATGTTCAACTGGTTGACAGACTTGAAGAAAAGCTTGGACTGATTACTTTGGCTATTACTATGGCTTATAAAGGTGGTGTTAATTATCAAGACACATTTGGTGTTACAGCAATATGGGAATCGATTATTTGTAGAAAATTAAATCAACATAACATTATAACTCCTCTTAGTCAACAATTCGATGATTATCAAATTCAAGATGGTAAATCTCACATTGCTGGTGGTTATGTAAAAGATCCGATCCCTAAAAAATATCAATGGGTAGTATCATTTGATTTAAATTCTCTATATCCTAATATCATTGTTCAAAACAATATGTCACCAGAAACAATAGTAGATCATATCGATGATCCTAATAAGTATGTTAGAGCTGCTAATGAAACATATTATCGTAAAGACTTTCAAGGTATTCTTCCACAAATTATTGAAGAATATTATGATGAACGTGTATCAATAAAGAAGATGATGTTGGCTGCTAAATCTCAAATGCAAAAGGGTTATACAGTTCAACTTGATAGAGAAATAAACACTCTTGAAAATCGTCAAATGGCTATTAAAATTCTACTTAATAGTTTGTATGGTGCACTTGCTAACAAACATTTTTTATATTTTAGACCAGCACTTGCTGAAGGTGTTACTCTTACTGGCCAAAAAGCAATTAAGTGGGCTGAACAAACTATGAATAAAGAATTAAACAAGTTACTTAAGACCGATAAAGATTATGTTATCGCAATTGACACCGATTCTTTATACGTCAACTTTGGACCACTCATAGAGAAATTTACTCCAAAGAATCCAGTTTTATTCTTAGATCAAATTTGTAAAGAACACTTTGAACCAGCTATAGAAAAAGCATATCATGAATTTTATATCATGCATAATGCATATAAGAATAGAATGGTCATGGCAAGAGAAGCAATATCAGATGTTGGTATCTGGACTGCAAAGAAAAGATATATTCTTAATGTACATAATAATGAAGGTGTTCAATACTCAGAACCAAAACTTAAGATTATGGGTATTGAAGCAATTAAATCATCAACACCTGAAATAGTTCGTAATAAATTTAAAGAAGCATTTAAATTAATAATATCTGGTACCGAAGATGAAACACAAAAATTTATTGCTAACTTTAAAGCAGAATTTAAAAGTTTACAACCAGAAGAAATAGCCTTTCCTCGTAGAGTTACAAACATTACAGATTGGCATGATAGAAAAACAATATTTAAAAAGAGTTGTCCAATACACGTTAGAGGTTCTCTCTTACATAATTATTATCTTAAAGAAAATAAACTAAATAACAAATATGAACTTATAACAAATGGTGATAGAATTAAGTTTGTATATTTAAAATTACCAAACTCAATAAGACAAAACGTGGTATCATTTAAAGATGTGTTACCAAAAGAATTAAAACTACATAACTATATTAACTATGATTTACAGTTCGAAAAAACATTTATCGAACCACTAAATTTAATACTCAACCCAATCGGCTGGAGTGCCGAAGAACAAGCAACCTTGGAGGATTTTTTCGTATGAGTACAAACTGGTTTAAAGACATGCAAGACATGCACAAGAAATATGGTGTAGACAAATGGATGAATGAAGAAAAGAAATCCGATTGGTCGAGACTAAATAAGTACATGGATTTTAGAATTAAAATGATGCAAGAAGAACTTGATGAAACAAGAGTTGCATTTCAAAATAAAAACGAAGAAGAAGTTGTTGATGGTATTATAGATCTATGTGTTTTTGCTATCGGCACTCTTGAGGTATTTGGTGTTGATGCTAATAAAGCATGGGATGAAGTATATAAAGCAAATATGTCAAAAGAAGTTGGCATTAAAGAAGGCAGGCCTAATCCTCTTGGTTTACCAGATTTAGTAAAACCAAAAGGTTGGGAAGGTCCAAGTCACGAGGGCAATTATGGAAATATCACTGACTCTTTTTAATAGTATATTTGATAATAAAACTGAGAAAAAGTTAAAGTTTGAAAACTTTGATGCTTTTGAAAAAGCATTGTATGGTCTATCAAATCGAGTTATAAAAACTAAAAAAGATGCACCACTAATGTCACCAGCACAGTATAAACCTAATACTACTCGTGCGAATGATAATGTTACAATATGGGCTGGCTGGTGCGCAGTCGATGTTGATGATTTTAAATATGAAGGAGATTTATATGACAATCTTCGTGCTAAGTTTGGTAGTTATAAGTTTGTCTGCTATTCTACTGCTAGCAGTACACAATCTTTACCAAAGTTTCGTATTGTCTTTCCACTTACAAAAAATGTTCAAGCTGAAAAGATTCGACACTTTTGGTTTGCTCTCCAAACGATACTCGGCGAAGTTGGAGATAAACAAACCAAAGATCTATCTCGCATGTATTATATTCCAGCAAAATATGATAATGCTTTTAATTTTATCTTTAGTAATGATGGCGTTGCTATCGATCCTGATGTGGTAATGAACAAAGTTCCATACAGAGAAAAGTCCGGAAGTACTTTTTTCGATAGACTACCAGAAGATATGCAAAAAGAAATTATAGAACATCGTAAGTCTAAACTTGATAATACAAATGTAAATTGGTCATCATATAAGAATTGTCCTTTCTTTCCAAAACAATTAGAAAAAGAATATCGAATGATAAGTAGTAGTGGTTGGTATCATAAGATGTATCAAATCATGGTTGCTACAGCTGGTAATGCAGTTAAAAACAAATATCCAATTACAGCTCAAGAAATTACAGCATTATGTAGAGAACTTGATACTGAAACTGGTAATTGGTATAAATCCCGTCCATTAGAAAAAGAAGCTGATAGAGCTCTCGAATACGTCTATAAAAATATTTAATTTTTTCCTTTACATCTAAGAGAAAACATGGTATAATATACTTATAAAATGAAAAAAGCGGAGAATAAAATGGACTTATATCAATTAAATAATAACATTAAAAAAATTGACTGGAAAAAAGTATGGGAATTAAATAAAAAACATTACTGTTCAATTCTACTTGATACTAAAAATAAAATAGTAGAATGTAACGAATCAGATTCTGCACAAGTTAAAGGCATATATAAGATGTCATATATATCTAACGGTTCTCAAAATGATTTGTACTTTGGTGTTTCAAACGGCGACACATCAACAATAAAAAATAGAGTTAGTAGCCATTTAAGATCAATTAAAAAAGCATTAGGCATACAACTAAAGAAAAATTCAAAAAAAACTAATGGAAAATCAAGTGAAGTATCAGGCAAAAAAATTGTAGAATACTTTAAAGACAGCACAGCAGTAATGATTATAGTTGAATTCATGACTTTAGATGATTACGATGCTGAAGGCATTAGACCTCTTGTTGAATCTAATTTAATAAAAACTTATAATTGTCCAATTAATCGTGAATCTAAAAAGTCTTCTAATACTATACCAGCTTGTATAGAAGAAGATTTTAAACAAATTGCTAAAGATTTTGCTTCTAAAAATCCAAAATATAAAAACATAAACTTTAATTAATATGTTAACTAAAAAAATACAAATAAGTGAAAAAAACAGTGTACATTTGTATTTTTTTAGTGTATAATAATACTATAAAATTAAAAAGGGAGTTTATTTTATGTACAAAGGTTTTCAATTCGAATTATTTCAACCATCATGGGGTGTAAATCCTGGTTTTAAGAATTTAGCTGATAAGCTAAACGAGCTCTTACCTTTACAAGGTAAAGTCCAATTTCCAAGATCTAAAAATAAAAATCTTGAATTATTTCGAAAAGCACAAAATGCTATTTACGATCTTTTTAATAATGGTCTCTGTAATAGAAGATCTGAGTTTGTAAGTCTCTTTGGTTTCTCACCATCATCTTCAAAATATTGGACTAATGTTAGTCTTAATGATATTGAAAATACAGTTGAAAAAAGATTTACACGAATTATTTTATCAGCAGCTAAAGAACAGGGAGTTTAATAATGGTTAAAGAGATGATTGAAGATGTTGTAAGATTTGATAACATTATATATGTTGGCGACTTAGTAGAAACCAAGTATGGCGCTTGTAGAATTAAAAAGATAGAGTTAATGCCTGAAAAAAGACATTTCTCTAAGTGTGGAATAAATGTGGATAAAATGTTTACATCCATGATAGATCAGTGTATAATAGATCTAGATAACAGACATTTTGTATATGGAGATGAAATTGAAAGAATCGGTTAAAGTTCTAAACGAATGCGTTGAGCTACAAAACAAAAAATCTGATGATTATCAGAATAAAGACTCTAACGTAACTCAAGCAATGCATTATCGACGTGGTGTTGATAGCATACATGATATCATTCAAGGTAAGTGTTATCGTGCTCAATCTATACTTGAAAGTCAAGGTGATCCAAACTTCGAATCACTTGAAGATACTTACA